TAACAAGCTAGCTACATCACAAGCGTGAGTAGAAAATGAGTCATGAATAGCAGCAAAGTCTCCGTCCCAGTGATGGATAATTAGAGCCATATGTGCTGCGTCCATACTGTGAATGAAGTTTGGACTTATACCTGAGGCAAAGCCACCAGGACTAGGTATCTTTTTACCATACACTAGCCTATGTTCTTTACCTACATGCTGGATCCTCATATCAGAGATCCAACTTTTCCACTTGACGTCTTCCATTACATAGTTTTCGTACCGTACTGGAAAGCCAGATGGAGTTTGCCAGTCAACTACAGGTTCCTTTAACTCAGCAATAATGTGGTTTGCTATAGCTTGCAGGTAACTCATAGTCTCTAATGGGCCTGGACACACCTCATCGATAGCTTTTATCAGCTGAAATGCTAAGTCGTTGCAGTCAGACATAGTAATATCGTACTTACTATGGAATCCTTCGGCATAACAGTCAGCATACATGTTCAAAGCTATGGCTAGGTGGCCCGCAGAGTACGCTCTAGTCATCGCTCCGCGTTTCGATATACCTTTCCTTATGTGTTTCATAGGCATGTCTCTCTGCGCGAACCAGGAGGGCACGCGAGCTATCAATGCTTTAGCTGTTTGCACATAAAAGTCCTTAGGTATGTCAGTTTTTACTAGTCCCACTAGTTCTCCGGCCTTTTTATCCTTAGATATAGCAGCTAAGTGCTGCCAGCCGTTGTTAGAACCGTCGATCGGGACAGGAAGATCGATGTAGTATACACCATCTTTAGACTCTTGATCCCATAGGCTACACCATGCCTTGCAACAAGCAAGAAAACCTACAGGCTTCTCAGCTTTTTCATGGATAGTACGATTTACCCATGTATTTCTAATGAAGTCTTCGTTATTAAGAACCCATTTAACTCGATCATCAATGGTCATTTTATCTACAGAAATATCTGTAAGACCTTCATTATCTAACGCTGATTTATAATCGGCTTCACACCACTCCGGTATATTATCGATTGAATACGCCTGGTTGTATGAACATGCTGTATGCACAGCAAAGTAATACAAACCTTCTTCGGTCATTGGTTGTGCATTAGCAAACTTCAATAGACCTCGCTCCATATCTTTACCTTGGTAGTTTAAATACGATTCACGATAATACAATCTCCCCCTATAATCTGCATCTACATACTGAAAGAATATTTTATCTTTCAACGCTTCTGCTTTTTGAACAGTCATATTATATGCGTCAAACTTACTACGGTTTTTAAGTAATACTAACTTAGCGTTCCAATGCGTAGCAGCTTCATCGTACTTAGCTTGAGCTCGTATCAGTGGCTTTTTGTTAGGTTTATTACGTAACTTATTAGTCAGTCGTCGTAGTTCACCATAGTATTTCTTTTCAAGAGACTTATTACCTAACTCAGGTTTAAATACAACCCCATTCCAGTATAAGTTCTTGCCTTCTAACTCTTTGTTGTTACCAAATATACAGTATCGGTAGTTCTTACCAGTTTCATCAGCAACTTTTAGAGTTTCAGTAACAAACTTACGCTTGTTTTTAAGTACAGCTTCTAATATATCGGAGTCTATTGTCCAAGCTGTACGTTGTAGTTTATTTATTGCATCAATAAATGGTTGGTCAAGCAATAACTTAAAGTCCTCGCTCTTATCGTATCCCCAGTGTTTTATTACTGGGAATCCATTGTCTTGAAACAGATTACTTATACGCTTTATCTTAGTAGTAGATGTGTTTTGTATAAGCTCATTGACTACCTGGTCAGGTAGCGATCCTATGTTTAGCCACTTATCAGATGTCTCAATCATATATGGTGCACGGCTGTAAGGTTTCTTACCAACCGGGTTTGCTTCCCATTTAATCTGAGCTTCTGTAGGTGCCCTCACTATTTTAATATATCCACACTCATAGAAAGCTTCAAGGATTAGGTCGCCGACTGTTACATCGGCTCTAAATCCTAACTCAACTCCTTTCTGTAGCAACACGTTCTTACCTATAGCTACTGAGGCTGCAGTAAGTTTACATGTTGCTGATTCAGATGTTGATGTTTTTCTAAAGTGATACTGCAGTATTGTTAACGCATCATACACAACTCTCTTCGGTTCCAGCTTGTGTTCGTTCACCAGCCGTACTGCCCACCTCTGAGGTGTACTTATAATTTTCTGTTCTAAATACTCTATCACATTCTGCATTTTCTCTCCTAGTTTTGCGGAATGGGTTATGTGTTACGTTAAACAAGTCAGACCCACGCCTTAAGCAACATTTAATTTCATGGGATTCTACAACAGTAGCTTCTTTGTCGGTCATCTGACCACCCTTGATTACTACAATGTCTTGAATCCTATGAGTACCTAGTTTATCTAGTAACCACACATGATGGTCGTAGCTGCGGTTAGTTATCTGATAAGCACGATGTAAGGTACCCTTACCTACATACGTTACTGTTTTACTATCAGGATCTTGGTGAAAGTAAACACAGTACATATCTTCAGGATACCTTATAACTTCGTTAGTGTTTTCTCTAATCTCTATCTTGCGCAACTTCAACTCCATTATCTTGCAGTAAATCTAACGCATAGTTTTGTGTTATACGTACACCATCAACCTCTTTTAGATAAGGCCACTTATACACTACACGCTTTATACCTGACTGCAAGATAAGCTTTGTGCATTCTGAACATGGAGCTACTGTTAGGTATAATGTAGCTCCTTCAGATGAAGACGTAGACGCAGCCAACTTAGCAATAGCATTTGTTTCTGCGTGTATGACTTCCCATTTAGTACTAGCATCGTGGTTACGGGTTTCATTATCCATACCATGAGGCGTACCATTCCAGCCGTAGCTAAGGATATTATTACCCTTAGCTATTAGCGCGCCAACTTTATATAGTCTATCTCTAGATCTTTCAGATACTATCTGAGCTATCTCAAGATACATCTTATCGTTTTTAGATAATGTCAAAGCCTAATTCTCCTTTCAATAATCTGCCTGTGTCAGGGTTATATATGCTAATACCTGCAGGACCTGTTAGACCTGTAAACCTAGACTTAAGAACTGTAAACTTTATTTGGTTACGATCTTCTTGTTTAGGAGCTACTAGGTTTCTTGAAAATGCAATGATGTCAAATGATATTTGTTTGATACTACCACTGCCTTTGATGTCGTCGATAGAAGCCATGTTGCCTTCTTCGAAAGCATTACCATCTCCTGCTTTACGCAAGTGGCTTACAATACCTAGCCATATGTTATGCTTCTTAACGATCTTTAGTAGATCACTCATGACCTTGTCGACTGCTGCATTACCTGTTAGACCTTCGCTGCCTTCTGATACTGCAATAGTGATATGGTCTAGGAATAAATACTTACATCCCATAAGCGCCATGTATTCTATCTTATCTATTAAGGAACTATCCTCAACAGAACCTTGGTGGTCAAGCAGTACAAGCCGTTCATCTGCAAATACTTTATCAAATCCTTGACGCATCTCTACTTCTGATACATCTAGGTCTCCACCAATTCTTTTACTAATGCTCATGCCGATAAGCTTCTCAGCTGTATCGCCAATACTTTCTTCCAAAGATATTAAGCCAACCTTTTCTTTACTTGTAGAAAGTAAATGCCATATAATCTCTTTGATTACAGTAGACTTACCTGAGCCTGTACCACTAGTAAACAAAGTAATCTCACCATGCCTCATGCCGTCAAGCTTTTCATTAAGGCCATCAAGACAATCAGGGTAAGGTACTGATTCAGTTTGTTGGCGTTCTATAAACTTATCCCAGATCTTTTCGCCTGTTAGTATACCAGCTGGGTTGTACTTTTGTGCACCCCATATAGCATTAATAACTGCTGTAGATCCGTGATTAGTAAACAGATCAGACGCATCCTTACTTTCTGTTTCAATAACTTTTACTTTATCAAAGCCAATAATCTTTGCTGCTTCTCTTACAGCCTTTTTACCAGCATCGTCGTTGTCAAACCATAGTATAACTTCGTCAAACCTTCTTACCCATGACCGGTTATCTAGCAGCAAACTTAGCTGGTTAGCAGAAGGTATAGATACCACAGGATAAAATGTATTCTTCTTATCCATCATGGCTTGAGATACTGACAGTGCATCGATCTCGCCTTCAGTAATTACAAGCATTCGGCCATTGTTAAACTTATCTTGGCCAAACAGTTTCTTAGGTTTACCTATAACTCTGAAGTCTTTAGGTAGTATTCTAACCTTGTAGCAGTTCTCACCGTAAGGATAGAAATGTGCTGGTTTATCTTCATACTTAGCGGTCTTAACACCAAACCAAGATGTTACGTTACCTGATATGTTTCTACTAGTCATACCTAGACTAGGGTAATTGTTAATCTTTATTATGTCTGCAGGTGCACGAGTTGTATCATCGTACTCTACATGCGATACTACTTCTAAATTTCTTGTAAACACTTTTTCACTTTCTATTTCATCTGGAGCTGAGTTGCGGTAAGTATTGCAAGCAAAGCAATATGTGTGGTTATCTGAAGGATCGTACATCATACCATCTGAGCTGCCACAATCAGGACAAGGGTATCTTGTATTATCTTTTAAGTTCTTCAACATGTATCTCCAATCTTTCTTCGCCTCTTTTTACAAGAGTTTTGTATGCGGCGATTTCATAACAAAATTTATCGTTCCAATCAAATACTTTTTGCAGTGCATCCAATGTCGGTTTAAGTATATTATCGAGATCAGACGCACGGTTACTAAAGAAAGCATTAAATGTTATCTTGATGTCGGCAGTCTTTTCAAACTGCCAACTCAATTCATTTGTAGCTTCTGTGAAGCGTTCAAGAAACTCCTTGTACTGCTTCGTTGGATACGTTTGCGTGAAGTTCCTTCCGTCCTTCGTCCTTATCGCTCGTATCCCTTCCATTCGGTTTGCGCTCATTGGCTTTCCTGGTATAACGATCTTCATAGTTCCACTCCTCTAAATCCCAAGTTCGTTTCATATAAATAAGGTTACCAACCATATTCAGTTGCTTTTCCCAGCCTCTGCCATATAGTCTTTTCCATTCATCTATTACTACATCCATACGATTATCATATGTTGTACCAGCCAAAGCCTTTTCAGCTGTCTTAATACCATACCCTTTCTTAATCTTAGGTATGTCATCACCAGCATCACCAATAAGAAGTTGAATGCAGAAGTTCATGTCAGCTTGTTCATCATCAACAAAGTATACTTCCTTCTTATTGTAGTTGTAATGGTTACCAGGTATTTGATTTATGTCTTTATCAATATGCCCAATAACAAATTCTTCTTCAGCTGCTCTAGCTTCATAAGCCCATATAGAAACAAGATCATCTGCTTCCATACCATCAGCTTTAACAGCTTCCCACTTATCTAGCAGGTAATTGTAAGAGTTATTAAGTCTTTCCTTGAGTTCCTTCTCTAACTCTTGATCTTTACGAGAAGCTTTATAGCCATCGTATATATCATAACGAAAATTACCTTTACCTTTTACAGCAATATAAGTTTCATCAGCAAAACAATCGGCAATAGCATCCTCAATTATTTTACGAGTTACTACTCTAGTATCGTATTTACTGTCTTGAGTACAAGCAGCTTTAAACATAATACTATCGGCGTCTATAAATAGTTTCATCTTTTATCCCTTTACTTTTATCTCGTTTACGATTGTATTTCTTTTTATTAGGCACAACTTGTTTACCTTTCCTATCACGCAGCATCGCTTTTGCTACAGGATTTATCATCGAAGTTTTGATACTTTTCATAATAGATCTCCGGTCTTGGCCAACAGTTATTTAAGTATACTATGTCAGCCTCGTATACTGGTTCACCCGAGTTTACATTTACAAATGTAGATGTTTTGTACGGGTTATACATTGCTTGTTGCGCATGAAGCATTCTATGGTTAGTATGAGTGCTATCAGCAGCAAGATCATACTTATTACCTAATACGAATCCTCTTATAAAAGCATGTACATTTTTCTTCTTTTCTTTAAGAACCTTTGCTCGACCAGCAGGTTGTACTGCAAACTTACAGTTATGTAAGGTTAGTAGGTTAGTATGAAACCATACTCTACCTGCGTGTCTTACTGAAAAGGTTTTCTTATGTAGGTTATAATATACTTCAACCCACGTGTTATATCCTAAGCTCATTAGTGTACCTCCGCGTATGAGTTACCTATTACATAGTTACCACCATCCATGCATTCAACACCAAACCATTTAGGCGCTTCACGAAAAGACTCTTGTAGTATTTCACCAACACGATTAGAGTCTTTATCACTTGCAATCCATGCTTGCTCGTCATGATAGAATATAGCAGGATAAGCATCAAGCTTTTCCTCTTTGATTTTATTCATAGCATAACTCAAAGCTGCTTTACAAGTAATACCTTCGGTAGTTTGTAACAGGTAATTAAGTACTTGGTAATCAGATCTAGCATATATCTTACGACCATCAAGACCTGGTATACAACCATACTGATTGTAAACGCCTTTTAGTTTATCAACTAGTTGCCCGAATCCAGGTAAATTTGCCATGAACTTTTGCCTAGCCGCTTTACCTTTAGGCGCGCTGCTAACCCCAGTAAGCGCTTGACCAAGCTTAGCATCACCTGCACCAAAGAGAATAGCGTAAAGAAAAGACTTAGCCACGCTCCGGCTACAACCAAGAACAGCAGCATTCCGTGCATGTTGATCTCCATTAACCACCAAGTCTGTGTAGGATCTGTCTCCCACGTAATGGCATAAACCACGCAGCTGATTCCCAGCACTATCCGCACCGACAACCCTATAACCAGGCTCAGATACGAATAGTTCCCTAAGCATTCTACCATACGAAGCATCCACTGCTGGCAGGTTAACGATAACCTCGTGACGGCATCGAAAACTAGGAGTACCAATAGTAAACATCCGACCATGAAGACGATAGTTTCCTGTGTCATCTTTCTCAATCCTTTCTAGCCATGATTCAATGGTAGCTTTACGGTTCTTGATAGTATAATATCTATCAATTAGCTTACCTTGTCTACCTAGTTTAGCCAATGAAGTTGACGTAAGCTTAGGACCTGTACGTACCCATTGGCCATTGTGTCCTTTCTTTACATTCCAATCATCAGGTTTCCAGCCAATAGTCTTAAGCCATTCTTTTACTAGTTCCATATTACTAAGCGTTACCTTTTCCATTTTAGATCTTTGGAACTCTTCACCAGGTTTTACAGGTGGATTATCACTGAGTGCATCTTCACCTATAACTCTTTTGTTTAGGTATTCAGATAAGATTCTAGCTGTTGTTGCTGTATAGAATCCTGACTTAGTATACTTAGCTACCTTAGGTAACTTATCTACATACACTTTAGTCATACCTAGTTTTGGTTCAATGATAGCTTCAATCTTATTCATATGTCTAGTCATAAGTCTAAGGTTGTCTTGAGCTTTATTAAGATCAAACAGCCAACCTTTCTTACGTACCATAGACTCGAATACAGCTACATCATGCTCAACCCGTAAACCTTTCTTAATCAGGTCGTTAGTCTTTACTGCCTTATGTAGTTCTGCTAGTAATACTTCGTATACTTTAGTATTAAGCTTAACATCATTCATACAATAGTTAATCATCTTAGGGTCGTATGTCTTGAACCCATCAGCTGCCCACTCAGAGTTATCTATCTTAGCAAAGCCTAGATGTTTACCCCATCCTGCAAGACCATGCTTATGGGTTCTATTAAACTGTAGCGTTTGACTCATAACCCATGTATCAATAAGTCTAGTATTTTCAGACGGCTTCCAGCCATATAGCTTTTCCAATGCCATCAAGTCAAACCCAATAATGTTATGGCCTATTAGAGCTTCAGCTTTACTCATAAACTCTAGACCGTATTTAATAGGTGTATCACCGGGTTGATCAGTGTACACATATGTTCTTTTTGTAACTGCATCTTGGCAGACTAGTACATAACAAGTTGTCATGTCTTCTAGAAAGCCATCAGTTTCTATATCAAATACAAGTTGCATAAAAATCCTTTCATAGATTATTTATTATATGGTTTTCAAGTAATTTGTGTTCAAACAAATTAGCTTGAAATATATAGGGTTATTCAGTTTCTTTATGTCGGTCTTCTTCTAACTGCGCTTCACACTCTTTAATCCTACTCTTTAATACCTCTATAGTAGTGTCATAAATTATGATTGCATCGAGCTTTTTCATCTCAGCTCTTATGTCTCGACGCCCTTCAAGTACCGTAACTTCTGCCTTTAAGTGATTGATATGATTCATTAATTTACTTCTGTTCATAGTCAGGTTCCTCCTCTTCAATGTAATCTTTTCGCAAGAAAAGTGATGTCAATCCTATATTGTCGGTATGATTTGGATCTACCCATTCATCTGGCTTTATCATGTCGGGCAGCCCAAGTGGATTAGGTCTAGATTCTTTCTTACCTACTTCTTTACTCATGTTAGCACGGTGCACTCTATGCCATGCTCTATGAGCATCAACACCTAGTATATCTAACGTACCAATAGCAATAACACATAGGTCTATAAGACCATCAACAATATCATCTGCATGTCGGTACTTTACTGCTTCTTTAGTTTCATGTAGCTCCTCATCAAGGAATCTTAAACGAAACTGTAAGAATTCGTGCAAAGAATAGTAGTCTTTCTCTTCTATCTTCTTATTAATCCATTCATGCACCCCGAATTTGAGGTGCATGTCGTTAATATTCTTAACCCAATCAACGTCTTCAGGTATTCGAGCTCTTATTTTACCACCTGGTCTTGAAATGTTAGCCCATTTAGCGTTCATATCTTTCTCCTGTCTTAATTTCCATAACATCCAATCATAATATCTTTCTGGTTCACGCATATCTTAATTCATGTGCTTTATCAGAAGATCCTAACACACGCCCATGCATCTCTCTAATAGGCGGAAACCTCTTAGTAAAGTCTTTACTTTGTGTATTAATACATTTCCACAGTACATTTCTTGACATACTAGGATACAATGGTGCGAAGATAGTTGCAAGATAGTTTGTATCGTAGTACTCACTAAGCTTTGAGTACAGATACTTTGTGTTACCATCAAGCTCATGCTTGTAATCTTTTTGTGAAGCAAACGTACCGTAATGATCTATTATTTGAAAGCCTTTAGCTTCTAACACAGCACCAAACGCTTCATACGTCATCTCATTTACGTGGTTCTTGGCTGCTCCTACCTTTTCATCATAGCACGGTGTTGAGAAGTAACACGTACCACCTTGTACTACTACATCGGCTAGCTTATCTAATATTGCTGTAGCTTTTAAAGGCTCAACGTGCTCAAGTACTTCAAGGCAGACACTAACATTAAAGCTATCTTCCATTATGTCGGTTTGTGTAAAGTCTACATCATCAATTAATTCAGGCTTAAACGTAGTGTTATCAAACATAGACGGTACTTGCATCTTGTTATACTCTATGCCTACATATCTTCTTGGCGCCATGCGATTTGTCATTAGCATTCTAGCTAACGGCATATCTTTACCACATCCGACGTCTATTATGTCGGCTTCTTTATATTTACCACCAAGGTTTAGATCCTTGGCTATCTTAGTCCATCGTAAACAATGAGCTATATAATCTCTATGTATAAATCCTCTAGCTTCTGCTTGATCTATACTTAAATGCGTATTATCTATTTCTTTTCCTCTTGCGTTAGCCATGCTCTACCTTTCTATATGTTTGGTTGATATTAACTTATCATTAAGATATAATCTAAATCTTCTGGTATTTTTATCTAATACTTCTTGTGTTACTCTTACATTACCTATATGGTTACTATTATATTTACTAAAGCCAACATAGAAATCTACATCGGCCATGTCTTTAAACCCCATATTCTTGGCATTACTTTTTACAAATACTGGAAAATGACTAGGCATTTCTATCTCCTTAAAATATTACTCCGTGTATTACTGCGTTAAATGCTAGTGTCATAGCTATTATTAAACCTATAATTAGTAACAGTGATTCTCCTTCACCCATCATGTGCTCCTATATCTAATGTATCCATTGCGTAGTCTACTGGCTTTATATGTTGTTCTATTAAATGAAAATGACGAGGATACATATGTAAACTCTGAGCTTGCCATATAATACCTCCAACTTCTAGTTCTAAGTCACCAGCTAGTCGTTCTAATACTTTAAACTGCCAATAATAGTCATTAATATACCCAAATACAACATCATTCGAGCGCATCTGTACTACAGCGTGAAGTATGTCTGACTTGTTGTAATATGTTACAGCATTTGTACACACGAAGTCATCCTTACCATGCTCTCTGTGTCTCTGATGCATGTCTGGGTTTAAGTATATCATAGTTGCTCTACGAGAATCAGGATTTCTCTTTAATTCTCTATAAGCATTCTCATACTGGCTGCCGTTTAGAGCTGAATGGATCAAGAAACCATAGTTCGAGTTAACACTACCTTTAGTATTAGCAACATGTTCCCAAATGGCTGGCACTTTCCCATAAATATCTCTCAGCTTGTCGGTGTTACAAACCATACTATTATACCAATGTACCTCAGCCTGCTGATACTTAGCATTGGGTTTACCAAATATACTTTCTTCATCGGTTATAAAGCTTGCACCTAGTATTTCTAGGTTACCATCTTCTTCAAAGTCTTGGTCTTTAAATTTCTCTATAAATCTTTCTCTGATATGTTTAACTTGTGTTAACATCCTCTTCCTTCCATACGGTTACGATTGCGGTATTCCATTTGAGTTTTTCTTTTTCAGCTTCTTCTCTACTGGTAAAAAGCTTTATAGGACTATTGGCAGTCCATGGATTTCCTTCTCTTACATACTCATATCCTTCATCAATGAAAGGCTCAATCATTATAGCCCATTGAGTTCCTTTAGGCACTTTAACTTTATGCTCCATTGTAAGGTAACTCCTCTATGTCGGGCGTAAACCTATCATTGTTTATTCCCTGATCTTTCTTAACATCAAGACAATTTTCAGTATGTCGGTTTAGCCATACAATAGCTCTTGCAGAATAATTAATCAGGTCTTTAAGACAATCTTCTGCTGTATCAAAGTTAACATTACCTTGTTGTTCCATTACAGATCTAAAACGTAGTACTTTAGTTGTCAGCATAGTATCAAATGATTTCCATCCATGAGGATAATAATCATCATCACATACTGAACCACCTTGGTAGTCTTTACCTTTCTTTACCATCAAATCTATGCATTCTTCTAGAGCTTTTATTGCGTCATACAAATACGTTTCTTTTGTCAATGTAATGTCTCCTTTATATCTTTTTCGGTTTGAATACTAGTCGTATGTATTTCATTTAGTAATGTTTTAATACTATCCCAGTTCATTTCTTGAACTCGGTATAATTGTATTGCGATGGCGAGCATACAGCCCGCCACCACAAATGGATCATGTTCTTCTACGAGTAGATCAGTAACAAGAGTTTGAACACGAGTATGTATAGGTTCTATATGATTTTTCATACTGCTGTAATCTCCTCTATGTCGGATCTGTAGTTCTCAATCAGATACTTACATACTTTGTCCCATGTATTGTACGTTTCGGCTTCAACGTCTGCTGCCACTCCATCGAAATCCTCATCATCACAGCATATT